TTTAGAACGTCCATTACTTGCTTTAGCTGGTCTTGGTTTGGCTGGCCTCCCCTTTTTAGTGGAATTACCTCGCTTCGGCTGTGACTTGGCGGTTTGCGGTGCGGCATTTTGCATGTCTTTCTTTTTCGCTGGTTTTGGCAACACGGTGTCAGTGGAATGTGGGACGGCGTCCTTGATGTTCTCGCTCGCTTGACTGGTTGTAGCATCGGCCTCTTTCATCACGGTCGCGATTTGCTTTTCAGCACCTTTGGCATTCATTATAGCTGGAAACATGTCTGCGCAACTGTGGTTGAACACAGCTAGCCAGTCTAATGCTACACTGTCCGGACATGCGCTCGGTGACGCAAGTGGATTCAAGGTGGATCCCGGTAATGGTGCGCACTCGTAACCGCAAACTGTCTTTAAATTGAATATATTAGCTCCCTCTGATACGGTGTTACCTGCTTCGTAGCCTAATATACCAATAGTATGATCAAACCATGGTAGGTCTCTAACTATCTTCTTCGGGTCACCTGAGCCATCAGTTGTCATTGGTATTAGCACCAAGTTGTTCCCCGGGTCGACGAACTCAAGCGCGCATGCGTATAAGTGGTTCATTCTGACGCCACCATCATCGTTTGCCTGAGGAATGCTCTTATACATCATCTCGGGTTGCGATGGTTTGGTAACCATGAAAGCACCATCTTTTCCTGGACCGGCTTGTGACTTCGGTGACAGCATTGTTATGCTGGAAGATTGAGTTATTGTACGTCCTGTCTTCAATATTTGGATTCCTCCGACTTTGGTAATCCATGTATCATTGGGTTGACCTTTTCTGATGTCGACAAAATTATTAGTACCCATGATCTCTGGTCCGTACGTTTTGTGAAAGTCCGCGCCATTGGAGTAGTGCTTAACGATCTCTGATGTGTAAGTGTCTACTGTGACAATGTTTCCTCTCATTTGTGCACCAAACAACATACCGGATTTGTATATCTCAGCTGAGATATTGTCAAATGTGGTTGATCGGTAGACTTGGCGTAGTGAACCAACGCTAGCCTGCAGCAATTTCGAATCTACTTGGTCATTGGTTTGAATCGGGAATAAACCTGGATTACTGTTGGCGTCAGCCATGTTGTTTTGCATCCAAACTGGATAGAGGATACTTGGAAGTAACCACATGATCCACCCGGTTGCGCCAGTTGCCCATTCGTGCATTCTAGACGTTGACGTGTTTAGTGAATAGTGAAGTTGCACTGAGTCAGTGTTATTTCTATCAGGGTAACCTTGATATGATGATGGTGTTGGTTCCGGTGGATGAATGATCTTAATGACAGCAGCTTTACCGCTGTCGGTGTTACCGGCGACTTGACCGATATTTCTTAATCTAAGTCCTGAAGACATTATGTTGAATTCTGTTTGTGAATTTGGAATTTGAATTTTAATATTTAATAAATAGCATAAGAATTAAATTTTTAACAAATTTTGGGGTTGTAGGTAGAAGATGCCCTAATGCTTATGTGTGTAATTGCAATGATAAGCAAATCTAAAAGAGCCGCATATTGCTCTGCTAGTTAATGCTAAATTGCGAGTGTATGTTACACCATTACTGCAATAGATGCAGCCATTAGGCATTTCATTTATCTCGTATATGTCCTCTGCGTAGGCGTCTATGTTCTTGTTGATGTCGCATTTGTGTGCGAGATGTAGCGATTCAAGTGTGTTCAAATCTGAGTGGTCATATAGAAAGTCTATAGATCTATCCATGTACATAGCACAATGCGTGAACCAGTGATTCAGGATGTGTATAGTCTGATTATCGGTGTGAGAGACATTGAAAGTGTCCCATAGGTCGGAGAGATATCTCTCGTCATGGTCGGGAATTTCAAAAATCTTTTCAATTCGATAAACAGATATGTCGGTTCTTGACACGACAATGTGTGATATGTGCATAGGGACCTTGAATATGAGTGTTACCCTATCTTTTGGTGCGAATGTGTCGTCGACTTTACTGTCGATGATAACACGAATTTCGCGAAATTGTTTGGATGGACGCCTACCTGCGGGTGAGAAAGTTAGGATTTGGAACGATTCCTTGTCAACTAACTTCCACACCCCAGTAGTTATGGTGTGCCGAGTATTTAGATTTAATTTAATTCTCATGATTAATGTAGATTAAGTGAAGTTTGTGAATTTAAATTTAGTAAATATAATTAATAACAAATTATGAACCTGTAGGTAGAAGATGGTTCATTGTGTTTTGGCGAGATGTTGTTATTGTATATGTTTAACGTTGACGATCTCAAGATCATTAAATGTCATTCGAGGTAGAGTATTTTTAAGAAAACAATACATCAAATGAACATCGTCAACTGAAAAATGCACATTCTTAGTTTTGTAATAATTAACACACGTGATACATGTTTCAGCAAGTTGTGATGGTGTTGTGATTGGTCGAACGCGACATGGGCCATTGATCTTACACTCGTCAAAGTGTTCCTCGTCTCTGTATGTTCCCGATATTACTCTGTAAAAGTAGCGAATTATATCAGGTCCGCAAGAGCTCTTACTCAAAACATAACCCGCAAAGTCACCAGTTTCGGATAAAGACGG